TTGATGTACCATAAGAAACCTGTAGCACCATTCTCGGTAGTAACCTCAATCCATCCGATCTGAGCCATATCTGATCCAGATACTGCGTACTTGTCTTTGATGATGATTGGGCTGTTCTCGAAGATAGCGTCATCAGCTTCTAAAGATTCTTCCATTCCAGATGTTCCTTTTCTGAACTCAGAACCGTAAACGAATGCTGTAACAGCAGCTCCTAAAGCAAATGATTGACCACCAGCCTCGTAGTAAGCTACGTCGAATGTACCAGCAGTGTAGTCAACAGATGTAATGATAGCCTTGTTTGACAAAGCAGCATTAGCGTTAGATGACAACATAACTGTCTGTCCAACTCGGAAAGCGATACCGCCATTTCCAGGAACCAATGTGTCGTTAACAGTGATTGTAGCTGTATCTGAATTAACAGCATCTCCACTCTCGCAGTCTACATACTTAGTATGCAAACGTCCTTGCTCTGCCCATTTGATAAGGTCAGAGTTAGATGGCATCTCTGCTCCAACTGCTCTTAAGAAAGATGCAACTGAACGGTTACCATAACGCTCAAACTCTTTCTCGTAAGTATCAGGAAGATACTGATTCAAGAAATCAAAGTTTGTAATGTAATTTGTTGATAAGGTTTTCTTCTCAGCAGATGGCTGTAAGTCAAAACCTGGTGTACTTAAAACTCCCATTTTGTTTTTGTTTTTTTAATTGTTATTTTTTATTACTTCTAATCTTTAGTCCGCGACCACTATCGTTGTCAACCGCCACTGCTCTAAAACCAGAGTTGCTGATAGACTGAGGAGCATTTCGAACCTCCATGTCTATGTTCTTAATTTTCCTGTCGTTGTCCAACAGAGCATCGGACTTGCCTTGCTCGTAGAAGAATTTTGCAATCTTGTCTGGATTCATTGCCGTAGCTAAAGACTTGTGGTAACCCACTGGATCAGAGATCAAACCGTCGCTATCTAAGAACTTCATTATGAAGTTATTTACATTCGACTGGTTCTTCTTCATCTCGCTTGGATTATCTGGCAAGAACGTATACTTCTTATCACCAACCTCGAAATCAAAACCTTTGAAATCATTGGTAAAAAGTTCATCCGTCTTCTTCTGAAAGTATTCAGATTTTTTTAAAGCCTCTTCCTGATACGAATGCGAATCTTGAACATATTTCTTGTAGGCATTGTACTGCTCAACCTCCTGCTCGTTGACTAGACCTCCTTTTGACTCAAGAGGAGTTCTGTACGTCTCTTTCATTTGATCGAAATATTTCTTTGCCTTAGCAAGCTCTTTCTTCTTGGCTAGTTCCTTCTTCTTGATTTCCTTTGCGTCATCAAAGTCCTCGTCGTAGGAAAACTTGTCCTCCATCATGTATGCGATGTCGTCCTTGTCTAGATCCTCCTCTGTCAACGAGTAGTACTCAGCCAATAAGGTATCTGGCTCCATGTCATCGAAGTTCTTGTTTAACTTAACAAAATCCTCGATACCTCTACCAGTCTCCTTCTTGAATTTGAAGTATGCCGAAACATCTTCTGGAAGCTCCTCTCTATCTTCTCTTGCCTGAAACAAGTCCTCGATAGAGTTCACCTCCTTATTATACCGTGTCTTAATATATGAAAGAACGTCTTCATCACCTAGTGATGTCTCCTTTGGATACTCAGGCTCTACCTCAATCTCTTGCTGTAGCGACTGAGCCTCATCCTGTTGTCTTAGAGTCTCCTCGTGCTTGTCCAAAAGTTGTTGTTCAATTTCTTGTACGGACTTTTGTTCAGACTCTCCCAAGTCTCTTACTGTAAAATTTTCCATTTGATTTGATTTATTTAATTTTTACTGAAGTGTTATATTAACACTTACCTTTTTTCATAGACATTGACTTATTTGCCATTGGTTTTTTTGCCATTGGTTTAGTAGACATCGTCATTTTTTTTGTTGCTGTTTTTTTCATTTTGCAAAGTTATTAATTAATTATATACCTGTTTTAGTGTTATCTAGGCTCAAATTCTGCCAAATCAAATCCATCAAGCGAGTCCTCATTTGACTCGAAGTTGACTGGAGGAAGGTTGTTCTTGCGCTGCTCTATCAATTTTGATTGCTGTGTGTTCTGTATGCTTATACGCTTGTCCTTAGCCTTCTCCTTCATGTCATCCTTCTCTTTAATTGTCTGAAGCTCCATACCCTTTAACTGAGACTGCATCTGGAACTCAAGCTCCATCAGCTGCTTCTTCAACTCTGCCTGGCTTCTCATCTTCTCTATATCGAAGGCTGTCTCTGCCTGCTTGATCTGCATCTTGGCCTGAGCCTCTGCCTGTATATTCTGCATTGCAGTCTGTGCCGCCATCTGTTGTGACTGCATCTGCATCTGACCCTGCATCTCCTGCTTGGCCTGCTCGTTCTTTTGTATCGCCTCTTCTTTTTTCTTTCTCTTAAGCTTAAGCAACTGGTTAGCCAACTTAAGGTTCTTCATCTCTCTGATGTCTATAGCATCCTCAAGGTATATAGCGTCACGAGATAGTGCAACCTGAATGTTTTGCTCTAACTGTGCCTTTTCCTGCTCATCTGGTGTAACCTCTATAAAGATACCGAAGTCGTAAAGGTATAGATCCTTAATTTCTTCAAGTATAGCCACGTTGTACTTACCTATCTGCATAGTGAACTGCTCCTTAAAGTCAGAGTACTCAAGTATGTCAGCTATCCTTAGAGATAGAGACTCTGCAAGTGTTCTTGTCAGGTACAATGAGCCATCCAAGATGTGTCTTGTGGCCGTGTTCGAGTTTAATGCTGCAAGCTTCTGTACACCAACCAAAGAGTTTGGATCTGGCATACTTCCGTCCCTAGCCTCGTTAAGTCCAGTCACGTCCCTAATCATTCCAAGGTAGTGGTTGTAGCTTCCTATGAGACTTGCTATCTTACCCTGACCGCTGTTTGAGTTGAGCTCTTGAATCGGCACACGTGCGTTGTTGAACTCACCGTCCTGAGTGTAGCTCCTACCAATAACACTACCAGTCTGGAAGTATAATCTGAGGGCATCCTCTGGATTGTATGCTGCACCTGTACCCAAGTCAACCTCATTAAGTCCATCAGCATCGATAAACACCCCGTCAGGAACAACCTTAGCAAGTACCTGCTGAAGCTTCAAGTGTGTGATCTGAATCATGTCAGCAAATGGTACCATACGTCTAACCAAAGACTCTATGTTACCCTTGTACATTCTTGGTGCAACTGCTGCATAGTTTGGGTACGCGTGCTGAGATGCAGACTTAGGTCTAACCATGTTCTTGGCAAGCTCCCACTTCAACATAATGTTTGTTCCCATCACCATTACACCATCGTACCATACATCTATGGTCTTCTCCATCACCTCGAATCTTCCCTCGTCCATCATCTCCTTTGGAGGATTGAACGTATCGTCCTTCTGAATGACCTTTACGTTTCCGTTGTCTAGAACCTTCTTCTTATAGACCATCCTCTTGGTGGTCTTGTAGTTGAAGTATAGTAGTGTGGCTGTATCTCTATTGAACATCGTGTTCTGATAGAACTGAGCCGTGTTATAGTAGTTGTACCAAGACTGGCTGTACTTAGATATCTCATCCAGTTGCTCGTTTGTGAGTGAAGGATCGATCTTAACAAGCTCAGTCATGTGAACAGTCTTGATCTCTCCCCAGTAGAAGCAGTCCTTGAAGTGTCTATCCTCTGTGTAGCTGTACACCACGTTTGCAGGATCTACGTACTCTATCTTAACTCCAGTACCTGGCAAGAACATATTCTTTACAATACCTATACCAATTGTAGTGATGTCGTAGTCTACACGTCTTCTGGTGTCGTCGTAGTGGTTCTCTGCAAATATTGTATTTATCGCCTCCTCCTCAGCTATCTCGATCGCTGGCTTGTAGTTTAACTGCATATACAATGACAGTTCCTCGTCTGTACCTGGCAACTCCTCAACTGGAGTGTCAAATGCGTCTACACCGAACTGATCCTTGACCTGAAGTAGCACATCCTTTGAGACCATGTCTGCCTGGATGTTGTCCTGGAACTTGAATCTCTTGTCTATAGACATCGCATCCTGTGCGTATGCCTTAACGTTAAAGAGTCTGTCGCTCATACCGTTCACAACGATATCGACAAACTTTGGTATAATTGGGACTGGCGTCCAGTCTAAGTTAAGGTGACTAAGGTCTCCGTCAACAGAGATCTCGTTCTTATATTTTGCTACAGATTGCTCTCCCCTAGCGTAAAGCCTAAGCTTATGAAAGTCTCCCCACTGATCATAGAATCTACAACGCTGTCCATCTTTCTTAAACCACTCATACTGAATGGCTTGCCCAATTTGAAGGCCGTACTCGTACGACTCTTTTTCTTTGTCAGAAGCGAATTGATTAGGGAAACCTTGAGGATTTATAGAAATAGTTACGTCCTTCATTTATTTTATTATTTCGCTATATCTTCCCGAATTATTATATCGAGCAAAGGTAATACTTATTTTCGATTCTTTTTTAACAGGTAAAAAGTTACCCCTCTGTGTAGCCATAATAGCTAATCCTGAGCTAATTGCGGCATCAAACTTTGTCCTGTTGTTTATATCAAACTTAGCCCACTCCTCAAGCGTCTTCGTGAAGTACATCGACCCCATCTCGTCAGAGTCCCTGTACGTACCCTCAAGATCAAGTCCTACGTACTTCTCGATGTACGACTCGATAGAGGCAGCGTGAGACTGCTTGACGTCCTCAGATGAGTTAGGTATACCTCCGAGTTCTTTTTCTGTCTTAGATAGGTTGACAAAGTGCTTGTCTGGCCTGTTCATAGAGAATCCCCTGTAGCCTCTATTCTTGAAGTGGTACAGAAGTCTTGGCTTGTTGTTCTCTACGAGGATCGGCATCCCGTAGAACACGCACGCCATAAGGACCTCCTCGAAGAATATCTCTGCCGTCTGTGGTCTTGCTATGTACTCCAAGAAGAAGTGGTTGCTAGGAGCGTTGTCCATGTTAAACTTAGTAAGTCCGTGAAGTGATCCATTAGATCCTCCACCACCGACAGTACCTGAGATGTCGTATGGATCACAACCAAACGCACCGATGTGGTCGTTCCCTGGGTGCTTCATCCCGTTCTTGTGTATCACGTTGTTTTGTAGTGCCTGGTTCGGTATCCAAGATACCAAGAATCTACCCCTTGGATCTGGAGTCCACACAACCTTCGTGTCCTTTGCCCCGTCCTTCCAGTGGAACGATCCCCTGGTAAGGACTCTATCCTTTATTAGAGAGTCGTTATAGTCGATCTGCTGGTATATCTTTGTCAGGTTGAATATAGATGACTTCGACTCATCTCGAAAGGCGTGAGACTCTGTCCTGGAGAACTGTCTGTAGAACTCGTTGAGAGCATCTGCATCATTCTTTAAAGAGTTCACCTCGTTCTCCCAGTAGTCTATCGCACCGTTGTTGATCATCTGTCCGTCTATTCCAACGACTGGCTTCTCAGGCTTTCTGAACACAGGCATACCGTACCTATCTATGTAGCCCTCGAAGTTCCACTCCATAGGTATATACAGTGCGTACAGACCAGATTTTGTCTGACCGTTCGCGTTACGTGTTGTTATCCTTGAGTCCTCGTATAGCTTCTTGAAGTTCTCTCCACCCTTCGCAAGCGCGTTAGGAGTAGATCCCATCATGCACTTACCGATGATCCTGCTACCGAGTCGCAGACAGGTCTTCGTTACACGCCAGTTGTTAAGAATATTCTCTGGCTTCTCCCACTTTCCAGACTCGTCATGTATGAGTAGCTTTAGTTTCTCCCCATCATAACTATTGTCTGACGTGTTCTTCCAGTCAATAGTGGTGTCAAGTCCCTCGATCTGAGACTCTACCTCCTCGTACATGTTCTTCTTTGTGATCTTTGCCGCAGGAACCCTGAACGCAAGCTCCGTCTTTGGCTTGTCCATACCGTCCTGAATAGGCTTGAAGAAGAACGGGTAGTTACTAATAATTGGCACTACCTTGTCCGTAAACATCTTCTTTGCATCCTGTCCAGTCTTTGATAGTATCCCAAGCCTAGCATCCTTGGCAAGTGTTCCTGTGTTTGCAAGCTCGTTGGATCCCATAAACGAGAACCCTGAACGTCTGATCTTAAGGTACACCATACCGAACGACCTGTTGTCCGCCTTGCAAGCCTCCCAAAATATATGATATATCCTGTTAGCCTCACGGTAGTCTGGAAGACCTACGTCGATCTTTGTCCACTGTAGGTACATGTAGTGAGACCCAGTGATGTACGTCTTAATCC